CGGGTGAAGCGGTGTTCCTTATCGCTCTGCAGGAGAAGCGTCAGGCGTTTTACCGCTCGTGCAGGCAGTTTCCCGTGTTCGGCAAAGGATGGCTGAACCGCTGCGACGATGCGTTCAGCGTGGCGCAGGAGCTTGTTTAGTTGTTTACCATTAGTTGTTATGAGTTCAAATCCATTAAAAGCTGTCGGAGGGGCCCTGGCAAATATCGCCACGTTCGGGGGATATGGAGCCAATAAGGCGGCCAAGAAGCAGGCAAGCGCCGCCAACGCTATGGCCGATGCCATGGCGAATGCCCCGGAGCAGAAGGTTATTACTACGGAAACCAAGGATGTTTCCCAAGCGGAGAATGCGGTGAATTCGTCTGCCCGCCGCCGCTTGAAGCTTAGTAATACGACGAACCGGAGTAATCCTCTTTCTTCCCTGGCTGGCCTGAGGAAGACGCTGGGTTGATTTTTACACAGGAGATCCATGGAAAATGTTAAAGATTTATTGAGGACGGCAGACGCCCTGTTCACGGAGATGAATAAGAATTCCGGGGATTGGGATGAATTGCGCCGGCGCATTATGCCGCGGATGGAGGGGAAGGCCCGCCAGCAGGAACAGGCTAATGAGATGACGGCTGCGTCCAGTTTTTCTCCGGTGGCGCATAAGTCCCTTTTGAATTTGGCGTCCGCTCATCTTCTTTTTATTACTCCCATGGATCAGAAGTGGTTTTCCCTGCGGCCGCAGGAGGAAAGGGATGATTACACCGATGAGGACGATTGGTACAGCAGAGCGACGGAGGCCGTCTACCGCGCGCTGGCGGATTCCAATTTTTATGCGGCGGCCCACGAGGTTTACCTGGACCGTTGCCTGACAGGGACAGGCTGCATGTTTGCAGATGTTTCCCGTGACGGGTCCCTGGTGTTTAAACACGTCCCTACCGGGACTTATGCGATTGCCGAGGGAGCCCACGGGGAGGTGAATACGCTGGTGCGGACGTTGAAGTTTACTGCCCAGCAGGCCGTGGAGATGTTTAAGCTGCGCAATCTGCCTGTCAAGATTCAGGAGGCGTATAAGGATGCGGAGAGGCGGTACACCGAGATGTTCGAGTTTGTTCACCTTGTACTGCCCAACAGCCGGGCGCAGTTCGGTTCCGACATGGTAAGGCCTGGCCGCCGCAAGTGGTTGGACGTGTATATTGCCAGGGAGGCGGAGAAGATTGTTTTCCATGGCGGCTTTTACGAGTTTCCTTTTTTGGTGACGCGCTTTTTGAAGGGTGGCGTTTCTTCTTACGGCGAGGCTCCGGGCAAGGCTGTGCTGCCGGAGATTAAGGCTACCCTGCTGATGGATCGGGTGATGGATGTGGCCGGCAGCCGGGCGGCAATTCCCAGCGTTATTGTGTCGGCTAAGATGGCAAAGGAGGTTGATTTGCGGGCCGGAGGCAAGACGGTTGTTCCAGATGAGCTTATTGGTTCACAGTTTCCGAGGGAATGGGCGAACGTGGGGGATGTGAGGTTTATGCTGGAGCGGCAAGATAAGAAGGAGAAGTTGATCAGGGAGGCGTTTTTCAATGATATTCTCCAGGTGGTTTCAAGCGTGGACCGCGAGATGACGGCTACGGAGGTGAATGCCCGCGAGTCGGAACGCATTATTTGCTTTTTTTCTTCTTTCATTCAGTTTTCGCAGGATTTCCAGACGATGATGAATCGCATTGTCTGCCTGATGTTCCGCAATATGCAGGGGGCCGTGCTTCCGGGCGACGCGCCTGATGAGTTTTTTGTCCGTTCCGCCGATGGGGAGAAGTTTGAGTTGCGGACTCCCCGCACCCGCTATCTGGGCAAGATTGCCCAGGCATTTGACCGTTTGCAGAGGTACGGCCTTGAGGGGGTGCTGAATGGGTTGGCGAAGTATATCCAGGTTTCGGGCGATACCCGCATTGCCAAGCGCATGAAGGCATGGGAGGTGCTGCGGTTTATGTGGGACAGTTCCGGCGCCCCGTCCAAGTGCATTGTGTCCGCGTCCGAGAATAGCAAGATGGTTGAGGAGGAGAGGGCTCAGGAGGATCAGATGCGTCAGGCCGCCCTTGCGGAACAATTGGCCAAGGCCGGCAGGGATAGCGCCGCGGCGTCCGCACAGTTTAATACGGAATGATGATGAATATGTTTGAAGATAAGCCGACACCGGAACAGGTTGAGTTTCTCAAGAGGCTCAACCGGAGACGAGCCGCGCTGAAGGAGGCTTTTACTCCGGAGGTGCTGGATATTTTAGAGAAGGAGTTCCAGACGAATTTGCCCTGCTTTCAAGGGAAGGCTGGTTCCTACGATCCCCTTGACGCAATGCGCCGAGATGCCCAGCGGGAAGTTCTCCTGTGGGTAAGATACGAGATTGAACAATATAACCCTGATTTACATGACCTATAGTAGACTATTCCATAACAGGTTCTTATACGAAGAGGCCATTCCGGAAGGGGGGGCTGGCGGCAATGGCGCTCCGTCTCCCACGAATGACGCTCCTCCTGCGAATCCCGCGGTAGGCGGATCTCCCGCGGATCCTCCTGTCCCGTCCAATCCCTACGATTTTTCAGGGGGTACGGAAGAGCCCGATCCGGCTCCCGGCAGTCCTCCCCCGCTTTCTCCGCAGGAGGAGACCGAGTATGAGATTGATTTTGGGGAGGGGTTTGTGGAGAATGATGCTCTGCGGGATATGTTGAAGGGACATGCCAGGGCGGCAGGGCTGCCGGCCGATGCCGCCGGGAAGTTTCTTTCCGAGGTGGCTGCCAGCATCCGCGCGGACGAGGAGGCGGCTTTTAAGGAGGCTGACGAAGCGTTGAAGGACGAATGGGGAGCGGAGTATGAGACGAATGTTTCTGCCTCCAAGGCTTTTGCCCGGAAGCTTTCCGTGGAGTCCGGCGTTCCTATGGAGAAGATGGCTGTGTTTGCGAGTCCGGACGGGTTCTGCGTTCTGCACGCCATTTCCCGGATGATAGGTGAGGGAGGCTTGAAGGGCGGCGGTCAGATTCCGGCGAAGACGGACCCTGCCGACGAGGCTCAAGCTGTTTTGTCCGACCCCAATCACCGTTATTATAAGGCAATCGCCGATCCTTCACATCCACAGTGGCGGGAGGCTACCGATTATTATAATAAGCTGGTGGGGATTTCCGGTTAGTTTTTTTGCGTTGACTATTGGTTCGGAGGGGTGTCCTGCTGTGCGGGGCGCCCTTTCTTTTTTTCATTTGTTCAAGTTACGGTTGTATTCATCAGGCCTGGGGATGTGGCATGATGCCTCAAATGGATAAGGTGACCGTTTTTAACCAGGCTTTGGCCCAGTTGGGGGACCGGGAGTATGTGAAGGGTTCCCCAGCCGGTCGCGCCGTTGATTTGTGGTGGCCTACCGTGTTGCAGGAAGCGCTGTTGTTCGGGGCATGGACCTGGGCAACCAAACGGGTTGAGATGGAGCGCTCTGTCATGAGGCATCCGATTCCGGATGATTGCCTGCGCGTGTTGTATGTGGGGGCGGATTTGTTCCGCATTGAGGGGCGTGATTTGGTGGTTGAGCGTTACGGGAAACGCGCCGCCGGGACCGATAAGCTGGTGGTGGATTATCTTTCCGACGAGGTGGCCCGCTCCGAAGTGCTGCCGGATCATAGTCCGTTTTTCATCAAGGGCGTTGTGTTTCTTCTGGCTGGCAGGTGCGCTTTGAAGCTGGCTTCTTCTCCCCAGCTTGCGGCCGCTTTGGAGGCACAGGGTGAGGCGTTTTTAAGCAAGGCCCTTTATTGGGACACCTGCCAGCATGCTTCCAATGATCAGGATCCTTTAACAGAGATTTTAAACAGTTCCATTTTCTGATGTTATGAGTTCCGATTTCGGGGTTTCCCAGCAGTATAAGTATCAGGGGCAGGCGGCTTTGAGCAACGGGCGCGCCACGCAGGCGGCTTATGAGAAGAAGGCCCGCGCCCTGGAGGCAGAGGCGGTTTCCGATTCCCACCTGGCCGCCCGCAATATGAAGCGGATGCGCCAGAATCAGAATGCCGCCATGGGTTCTGCACGGGCACAGCGAGGCGGATCCGGTTTTACTTCCGAGGGTTCCGGAAGCCAGGCGGAGGTGGCGGTAGCGGATGTGTGGGAGAGTGCCATTGGGGATGCGGCCCTTTCCAACGCGGTTTCCGATGCCAATAAGCGGTTTGCCGCGGAGTCCGCCCGATACCAGGGTGATCTGGCCATGATGGCGGCACACAGCGAGGCGGACCAGTATAAGATGCTTTCACAGAATGCCCTTGGTTCTGCCATGATCCAGACGGCCCTGACGGTGGCGGGGGGAGTCATGGGGGCGGCAGGAATGTCCGGTGGAGGATTGCTGGGGGGTGTTACCGAGAGCGGGGAGGAGTGGGGAGCCAAGGTAGGGGGATCCCAGGGGGCTTTTTCCGGGATGATGAATGCTTATTCCCTTTCCGGTTCCCTGGGGGGGATGGTGCCGGGGAGCATGCAGTCTTCCAACAGGTTGAGGGATTCCCTGCTGGCTAATTTCATGGGTTTTGGAAAGAGATGAGCGTTTCTCCCATGCAGCAGGCTTTTTTACTGATGGAAGCCCAGCGCCCCGGCTGGTTCCGGGAGACCGTTTCCCTGGCGGATGCAGGAGGCGGGGTCGTGTGGTGCTGCCCTTCGTTGTTTTTTGCGGGGGTGCCAGATCCGGAGTCCCCCAGGACGTTGATTATTCTTTTTGCCCACGGCCGCATGGAGGCCGTCAGGGAGCTGGCTTGTCTGGTGCAGGGGCGTTTTGACCGGGCAAGGTGGCAGCGCTGCATCCGCGGACGCGAGGACTGGAAGGAGATTTCCATCCCAAGGTTTTTAAGTTTTAACCGTTTCAAGATGAACGAAGATGAGTGATTTACAGCAACCCATGTACGGAGGAACCCGGATGAATGCGGCTTCCTCCACCCCTTCCCCGGTCCAGATGCCGGATGTTTCTTCCAAGCCCGTTCAGAGGGCGCTGCAGAATGCCCAGGAGTTTGTGTCTGATGTTGCCCACCAGTACCAGCGCATGAAGGATTTCGGCGAGCAGACGCGGCTGGAAGGCCAGATGAATGATTTGGCCAGCGAGTTTGAGCAGGAGATAACACGGAGATTGGGGTTTGCCCGCGGTCATGAGCTGTCTTTTTACGATCGTGACGGGAGGCTGAAAGAGAGCGCCCTGAATACGTTTGTACGGAATTACGAAGGGAAGTTCCGCGGGTTGAAGGGGAGTTTTGTTTCCCAGGAGGAGGCCTCCAGGTTCGGAGCCAGAAAGCAGGATGTGATGCGCCGACTCCAGGGGCGGGCTTCCGAGTTGATGCTTAAGGGGCAGATTCAGGAGTCCAGGCAGGCTTTTGAGGAAGGGTTGAAGGGGGATTTGCTGCGGAGGGATTTCCAGGGAGCCACCCGTAGGCGCATTCAGGCTTACGAGGCCGGCATTATTTCTGAGAATGGAATGAACAACGGTATTCTGGAAGATACACGGAACGGCCTTTTGGACGAATACGAGCAGGATATGCTGATTAACCCCAGTGTTGCTTTTACGAAGCTTGGGGACGGCTATTTTGATGCTCTGGGCGCAGGAGATGTTTTAAAGCTGAAGGAGAAGACCAGAAGGTTTTTACGTTCCGCGAACCGCTCCGAAGGTGAAGATGGAGCGCCCGGTTACAGAAAGGGTTCTCTTTGGCCGAAAGCTTCCCTCCGTTACGGAGCCACGGAGCAGGAATACGACTGGGTGGAGCATTATAACCGGACCGGCAGTTACGGGAAATACGCCCCTTCCATTAAGTTTGCCTTCCGGGAGGATTTACGGAATCTGCCTCCCGCCAATTCCGGCGAAGAAAGAACGAGGTACGTCAATGACATGTTGAAGAAGTGGGGGCAGTATGGACAGGTTCTTGGAGATGAAAGGAAGCTGCGCCTGTTTGTAGAAGACCGGATTGACGCCATGGGGAGACCCAATACGAACCGGAATAATATAGAGGCCGTTTTGAAGGCCATGCCGGATCATGTGTATATTCCTTATTTTTCTTACCAGGTAGCTAATGCTTACAAGAGTGGCGACCAGGAGCAGATTAAGAAGGCAGAGAGTACGCGGGATGAGGTGGAGGCAGATATTTTGTATAAGACGGAACTTTCCATGACGGAGTGGAGACAGGCTCATCCCAATGCCACACTTGCCCAAGATCTTGCGCAGATCCATCAATTTACCGCTTTTCATGCCGGGAACAGGTTTGCCTATCGGCCTATTATTGAAGAAGATAAGAAAAGATCTGACGAGAGCCGCATGAAGAAGGCGCTGGAGTCCATGCCTTTGTATTCTTTTGAGCAACAGGAAGAGTTGAACGTGTCTCCAGAAGAGAGGGAGGCCCAGCAAAAGAAGGCGGCACAATATATTAAGGGCCAAAGACCTTATTTGCCTTCCCCTCTTGAGAACCACCCTGTTTCTTTTGTCCGGCATGCTACATCCGGAGCGTATGTTTCCAAGCAGGCTTATGAGGCTATCAAGGCTAAGTTTGGGAATAGACCTTTTGCCCGCATTTCTCTGGGACGCAATGGAGCTTTCCTAAGGGTTCCCGTCGTCGGGGTCTATGAGGGAACCCCGCGGGGCGTTGAGGTTTCAGGACCGCTTTATGAACGCATGGCGTTAAGGTTTCCCGGTGAACAGGCCAGCGGGAATGTCAGCATTTACGACGGGAAGGATGAATCGGAAGCGCCGGAAGATGGATACGGACCAGGTTTGCTGCCTCCTTTGCCGGGTGGAGACGATACTTACACGCAGGTGAACGATATTGGCGACTCCGCTCTTCTTCCTCTTTACCAATAGTTTTAGCACAAGAATATATGTTTGCACAGGATGTTTTTGAGAGGTTGGGGCTGTCCCAAGATATGGATTTATTGAAAGAACTCCAGAAAGAGGCATTGTCAGAGCCAACGGAAGCGGCGCAGAGCCCCTATATGGATGACCCGGCATATGCCGGTTTTGAGACCTTGCGCGGTTTGTTTGGTTCCAACCATGGAGATAATCCCTCCATGTATTGGCTGGCACAGGGAAAAGAGATGCCTGAATTTGCCACCGTGGCGGACGCACAGGCTGCCGTCTGGAAGGATTTCCAGAAAAAAGCCCGTGCTTATCAGGCAGAGCAGGAGCGACAGCAACAGGCACGGGAGGCATTGGCTGCTACGATTGATCCCTTCATTGACCGGTACGTGCGCGGAGACACTGTTGTTCCCTCCCCTGAACAGGTAATGATGATGCAGGAGGCGGGCATTTCCTGGGAGAGTGTCAGACGAGCCCGCAGAGGGATGCAACTTGTCCGGGAATATGATGCGCAGGGCACCCTGTACGACGACAGGATCATCAATAATCTGGCGGAACAGGTGGGAGATGATGAGTTGGCACGGCGCATTGTGCTGAATATGTTTTATAATGACGCCAGGAAGCACGCCAAGGATAAGCACGGTGACGAGTGGACCGGGATTGACTGGATAGATAAGGCAGCCCAGGGGGTAACGGGGATGGTACGCACCGGGGGCGTGAAGGGATGGCGGACAGGTCAGAAGGCCTGGCGGAATTTACAGGTAATGGGAGAGGTGGATGCCGTTACGAATGCAGCTAAGCGTCTACCGGAGTTGATTGCTTCCGGAATGGATGTGGATGAAGCACGCGCTCAGATTGAGAAGGATGCCACTTTTCTTGAGATACGACGCCGCTGGGCTGCCGATCTGGTTGAAACTATGGAAGCCGGGGAAAAGGAATATCTGGAAGGGGAGGACCGTCATTTGGTTGGCCGCATTGGTTCGCAGCTTGGTTCCATTATCGGAGATACGGCTCCCTGGTTCATTCCTGCCATTGGTCCTGCTATCGGAGCTTCCTCCGCCATGCAATCCCGCAGGGATGAGGGGGTAAGCATTGGGTTAACGATGGAGGAAACGGAGAAGAGGGCCATGATGTTCGGCCAGGCAGATGCTCTGGAAGAGATGATTGCTTTTTCCCCCATCGGGCGGTTGACGCCCGGATATAAGTGGTTGAAGAAGGCGCTTGGCGGTGGGAAGGCCGCCGGGAAGCTGGCCCCGTGGCGGGCTCAATGGATGGCGAGTCCGAAGGCCCAGTACGCTATTCAAGGGCTTTCCGGCGCTGCGGAAGAGGCCATTCTTGAGCCTACAGCCGGGTATTTGATGCGTACTGTACAGAGCATGAACCTGACGGACGAACGCGGAAAACAGACTTTCCGTCAGTATTTGGACGATATGGGGCAGATGATGCACGGAGAACAGGGTCTTGCCCTGCTGGCATTTACGTTTGGGATGTCCGGCTTTAATTATCCTCAAATCAAAAAGGCGGCCCAAGAGTTTGGCCTTTCTTTGCAACATTACAAGGAATTGGGAGGCACGGTCCAGGGGTATCTGGAAGCCAGGGAGGAAAAGACCGCCGAAGGTTTTTTGAATAAGGCTCTTTCCCATTTGCATGATTCCTGGATGGAGGATCCGCAGGCTTCCATGGAGCGGGCGAGCGCGGCTGCCGGAGAACGCCTTTCCGGGGAACGCATTGAGTCTTTGCGGGAGCTGGACGCGTGGCGGGCCGCCGAGGATGCCGGCATGGTGCCCAGGGTGGAGCCGGCGGAACAGGAGGGGATGTTCCGGGTGTATGCTCCGGCGCGCGGCACGGAAGCGCCGCGGGAGGATGCTTCCGTTTCCGGAGAGGGGCAGGAAGAGGGCGCCCCTTCCTACACGCTGATGGACGGCGAGCAGATGACGGCTTATTTGCAGGCGTTTGTGGATGCCGATATGGAACATACCATTGTCGGGGCGCAGCATTTGCTGGCCGGGGATGTGACCGTGGGCCAGGCTCTTGCCCAGGGGCGTTTTGACGCGGCGGAGGTGATTACACGCACGGTGAGGGATGAACAGACAGGGGCCGAACGGGTGGTGATTGCCCCGGAGACGCTGGGGCAGATGAAGGCCCGCGCGGATATGGCGATGGCCGCTATCCGCGCCCTGGAGGCGGAGGGGGTGAGTTATGAGGAGGCCGCCGCCCGCATGGATGCTGCGTTGAGCGAACATATTCCGCTGGGGACCCTTGTGAAGACATGGGAGGAATCCCAGGAACGCATCAGGACGGAACAGGCCCGGAATCCGGAGTTTAAGGCTCCTGCCATGGATGCCCCGTTTTCCAACGCTTATGTGACGAAGGTGCGCCGGGGAGATACGTTCCGCCGGGTGTTGAGGTATGCCCGCGGGAGCGCGACGGTGGAGGATTTGATGGAGGAGACGATGGAACAGGCGGTCATTTCCTGGCAGGCGGAGCAGGGTTTGTCCTGGGACGAGTTCGGCGCGATGCTCCAGGAGGCGCAGAGGGTGATGATTGAGTTGTTTCCGGAGGCGCGGGGGGAGGAGATGCAGTTTATTCACCTGGACGCCGGGAAGCCGGTGACGGGTCATGACGCGATTGAGGCGTTTTCCAAAATCGGGCGTTCCCGCTGGCTGGCGGACGCGGTGCGGAGTACGTCCCTGCCCTCCTGGCTGCGGAAGTTGCTGAATCACCTGGTGAAGTTCCTGGGGTATTTTAAGGCGCGCGTGGAGTTGGGCGAGATGGTGCGCCAGGCGGAGGAACAGGGCGTGTTTTCCCTGCCGGTGCGTCAGGCCCTGGCGGTGATGCTGGATGCGGGGAATGCCCTGTACCGGGACCAGCAGGGGGATTTGATGGAGTTGTCCATGGAGCGGGCCAGAGCGCAGGCGGGGCTGGACGCGATGTTTGGCGCGGGCGTGGCGACGGAGGCCCGGACGCTGGAGGATGAGCTTGCGGAGAGCAAGGCGCAGGATGAGGCCGACGCGCAGGCGGCAGCGGATGAGGCGCGGGCGCCGGAGAATTCCCCGGAGGCACAGGAGGCGCGGCGCGAGCGGGAGCAGGCCCGCGTGGAGGCGCTGGGCGAGCCGGATGGGTCAGGGGTGTTTAACGGGGCGTTTATTGAGGTTCAGGAGGGGGTGCGCCAGGGGTTTATTGAGAAGTCCCGGCTGACGCTTTGCCCGGATGTTCCCCAGTTTAAGCAGGGGGCGGATGAACAGACCGGGGTGGTGAATCCGATTGTGGGGGCGTGGCAGCGCAATGCCGCGCCGATTTCCGTGTGGAGGCGGAAGGATGGCGCCCTGCAGGTGATCAGCGGCCGGCACCGTTTTAACGCCTGCACGGATGAGGATATTAATTGCACGGTGTATGATGAGGCGGCCGGGTTTGATTTGGATTGGGCGCAGACGCATGATGTGGAGAATAATATCCGGGACGGGCAGGCTTCCCTGTTTGAGATTGCCCGTTATGTGAGCCGGAAGCGTTTGACGAAGGAGGAGGCGGTGGAGAGGGGGATTTTCCGCAAGGGGCAGTCCCGCCGCGGGGTGGAACTGGGCCTGTACGGCTGTTCCGATTTGCTGGATGCGCTGGGGAATGAGCTTGTTTCTCCGGATGATGCCTGGCGCGTGGCGATGGCGTTCCGCAATCAGAACGAGGTGCAGCGGGCCGGGCTGCGTGCCCTGATGGAGGGGAAGAGCTGGCAGACCGCTTTGGCCGTGATGCAGGTGGCCGCGAATATGGACCGCATCCGCGGGCTGGCGGAGGCGGCCGGGATGACGTTTGAGACGGATTTGTTCGGCAATTCCCACGCGGAGGAGTATTTTTCAAGGCTGGCCCAGTACGCCGCCGCCCGCGTGAACGAGCTGACGAGGGAGATTTCTTCCATTAGCGGGGCGAGCAGACGCCCGGAGACGGCCAGGAAGTATGGCGTGGATGTGAGGGATGCCGCCGCGCTGGAGGCGGTGGTGAAGGATTTGAAGGCGCAGAGGGCCCGATGGCAGAATTTCGGCCTGCATGAGGATTTGATTAAGGAGGCCAATGACGCCGTGATGGTGGAGCTGGGGGTGAAGACGCGGGAGGAGGTGGACCGGGAGAATGGCGTTCTTCCTTTGGAGGCGCCGGAACAGGAGGAGGGTTCCGCCGATACGGGGATGTTGCAGCTTTCCCAGGATGTGAGCCGGATGCTGGATGCGGCGCTGACGAGGGGGGCCGCCCCTGCGGAAGATGAGGCTCCCGCAGCGAATTTTTCCCTGGTGTCCATTTCTTCCGGGGATGTGGTGAGTTCCGCCGCCGGGATGCGGGCGAGGTTGAAGCCGTTGCAGGGCAAGGTGTTCGTCAATAAGAATACGGGGATCCAGGCCGTGATTGAGGCGCGCGTTTCCGGCAAGACGGTGGGCAAGGCCGGGGCTTCACAAATGTCCGTGGCGAATTTGAAGGCGCTTGGGTTTTCCGCGGAGGAGGCCCGGAGGGTTCATTATACGGCAGCCACCCGCATTCATGAGTTGTTTGAGAATGCGGAGGATGCTTTGTTTGAAGAGTCGTACAAGGGTGATCCTTCACGATCCGGAGCCTATCATTTTTTCAATACGGTAGATATTGAAGGGATAGGAGCGTTTGATGTTAATGTCACGGCGATTGCTCTTAAAGAAGAGAGGGAAAATATTCTTTATACTCTTGAGCTTACAATAGAAAACCCCGCCACTAGGGGAGCCACTAGCCGGGAAGGCCGTTTCTCTACACCCTTCAAGGACGGGGTTTCTATCCGTAATTTATCTTCTTACCGTTCTTTTGTCGAGAAGGAAAAGGCGGCTGTCAGGAAGAAGGCGGTCGCTGACGGGACGTTCATGAAGGCTCCGAATGGGAAGGATACGAACCTGACGGAAGACCAGTGGCTTTCCGTGCGCACGGAGGCGTTTAAGAGTTGGTTTGGCGATTGGGAGCATGACCCGGAGAACGCTTCCAAGGTAGTGGACGAGAATGGGGAGCCGCTGGTGGTGTATCATGGTTCTCCGCATGTTTTTACCGTGTTTGACGTGGAGCGTTCCGGAGAGAATTTTAACCGGAGCCGGGAGGATGGAGGGTTGTTGTTTTTTTCTTCCCTGCCGGAGACGGCGGAAGATGTGCTTTATGATTTAGAGGGACGTTTTCCGGGGACCGGGTTGGAGAGTGCGCGGCTGTATGCGTGTTTTATGAGGTTGAGGCGTCCGTTTATGCTGGATCTTGGCGATGCTTCACAGCGCCCGTTTTCCGGGGAGGGTGTGCCGGAGAACGTGAAGGGTTCCCCGATGGCGTGGTATTTGTTTCCTCACGAGTTGAGGAGAGGGTTTGATGAGGGGAATGCTCATGGCGCGGGTTATGACGGTGTTGTTTTGAAGGGCAGGAATGCTTATGACGGGAGTCCGGAGGTGTGGGGGATGGCTACGGATTCCCGGCAGGTGAAGAGCGCTGTCGATAACCGCGGGACGTTTGATTCAGATAGTCCGGATATTACGTTTTCCATTATTGGGGAGAAGGCAGAATCTTTCCAGGAGTACCACAATAACGGCCTTTCCTACACGGATCCGGCGGACGGGAAGCGGAAGGCGATTATTGATTCCCGCGGGGTGCGGTTGAGGAAGGAGCACGTCAGCGTGAGCGAGGGGGGGCATGTGAATGTTTCCCTGGCCGCGGCCCTGGATTTTCCGGAGTTGTTCCGGGCCTACCCGGAGCTGCGGAGGCTGCGGGTGGATTTTTACCGGGACAGCGGGAGCGGCACGGGAGGGTTTACCGATCCGCAGGAGCATTATATTGCCGTGAATGTGGCACGGGGCGGGAAGAACGCGCCTCCCGGCATGGTGCTGGATACGATTTTACACGAGGTGCAGCATGTGATTCAGGGGTATGAGGGGTTTGCCCAGGGAGCCGGGAGCATGAGCCGGGAACAGGCGCTTGCTTATCTGGGCGGGAGCATGAGCCAGCTGGCGGGCCGGGGCGACGACTGGGCGAAGGCGGCCCTGCCCCGCCTGGAGCGGATGAAGCGGGAGCTGGAGGCTGGGACGTTGCAGCCGGCGTTTGTGTATGTTTTTTCCCACGGGGAGCAGGAGGCGCGGCTAGCCGGGACGTTTGAGAAGAATAGCGAGGGGGTCTTGATGAGCGGGCTGAACGGGTTCCGGCTGCTGGACGCTCCGCAGTTTTCGATTCCGCTGACGGGGGATATTACGGAGCTTGGCGGCATTACGTTCGGGGCCGGGAGGTTTGGACGGATGGCCGGCAGGGTTCTGGCTCCGAACGGGGATTGGCTTTACGATGAGATGGTGTTCAGGATGCGGGCCGCCACGCAGCGGTCCGTGAGTAAGCTGCGCCTGTTTGAGACCGGGGACCGGGAGCGCGGCCTTGAGCTGCTGGCGGAGGCGCAGGAGCTGATTTCCACGGTGGAGCGGTATTTGCCTGATTCTTACGGGTTTGGGCTGGAACCTTACAATATTTGGCTGAATGTGTTTTCCCTGCTTTACGGGAATAGCGGGAAGATGGCGCCGGGCGATGCAGTGGCCAGCGCGTTGGAAGCGATTCCTATGAGGAGGTGGCCGGAGATTATGGAGGGGAGCATTGGCAGGAGTTTTGTCAATTGGGCGGAGAAGAGGCCGGAGCTGGAGGATGTGGTGGTGGAGGCCCGGAGGGAGATTGCCGAACGGCAGGCTGATTACGAGCTGGATTCTGCTCCGGACGCGGATAACAGGGCCGCCCTGGCGGCCCGCAAGGGGGTGGAACAGGAGGTGTGGCGCCGGTTGTTTGAGGAGCACGGGGCCGAGTTTCTGGAGGAGTACGGGGAGCAGAAGGTGTTCCGGCTTGTGGGGAAGTTTATGGAGCGCGTGGTGGAGCAGATTGACCGCTTCCGGAAGGACCGGACACTGGGGCGTATCCGCCGCGTGGCGGCTTCCGTGGCTCCGCGGACGAGTCCGCAGGGGAAGCCGATGCGCGGGAAGATGGACGCGGAGAGTTACCGGAGGCTGGAGAGGTGCTTGCGCCTGCTGGAGATGACCGAGAGCCAGTACGATGAGTTTTTCCAGAAGAATTTTCCGGAGGATGCCGAGGAGGGGAAGAGGTGGGAGGATCTGTCCCCGGATGCGCTGGTGCTGGTGACGCTGCCCGACGAGGAAGGGAGGCTGGAAGAGGTGGCCGTAACGCAACGGGAGTTTGAGGTTTACGCCTGTTATGAACAGATGGACGTGAATACCGCGGAGAAGTGCGGCGCGGCCCTTGGAGAATTGATTGCCACGTCCCGCCATGCCTGGGAGAATGCAGCGGAGAATAAGAAGCTGGAGGTTGCCGTCATGGCCGCCCCACTGCTGCAGGCCACCGGGGAGTTGGATGATAACAGGATGGCGACGTTCCGCCGGAAGGCGAGGCTGCGGGCCCTCCCCAAGAAGCCCCTTTCCCTGTTTGATTATCTGATGAATTTTAATCAGTATATGCAGGCGCTTTCTTCCGTGGAGCCGTTTGCCGGGGTTGCCCGCCAGTTTGAGGAACGGGCGGCGCGGTTTAATGTGCAGCGGCAGGCGAGCGAGAAGGAGATGCTGCGTTTTGTGCATCATACCGTAGCGGAGATTGCGGGGTCCGCGGACCGGTATGATATTGCCGAGTGGATTTATGAGGGGCGCATGAAGCAGGATACGGGGATTACCGTTGTGGAGCGGGAACCGGATTGGAACAGGAAGGCAAACGCCCTGTACCGGGAACGCCTTCTTCATTTGCTGCGCCGGAAGGTGAAGTCCCACGGGCTGGAAGCGGTGCAGCTTTATTTGAGGGAGTTTAAGCTTTCCGAGGATTTGAAGAAGGAGGTGGACGCCCTGTTCGGGCACCGCCGCAAGGAGATTTCCGCCAAGCAGGCGAAGAAGGCATTGGAGCACATGGAGCGCGTGTTTACGCAGAAGGAGTGGGAGCGGTACGGGGATCAGAAGTTTTTTGCGAGGGAGCGGGCGGAGATGCTGCGCTCCAGGACGAAGTACGCCAAGGAGGGGTATCAGCCGAAGAGTTTCCGGCTGGATGGCCTGTCCCGGATGGAGGCGGCGTATTTGGTGCTGTTGTCCGAGCAGGCGGATTATACCGAAGCCCTGGCGGAACGCGGGTTTGACGCGGAGGTGATGGACCGGCTGCGCGAGTTTGCCGGGGATGAGGTGATGCGGTTTGCGTATGCTTTACGGGAGAAGCTGAATGAACGGAGCGGACAGGTGCAGGAGATGACCGAGAAGCGTTATGGAATGCCCTTCCCTCTGATAGAGAATTATTTCCGGGCGTTTTTCGATGTGACGATGGAGGCGATTGATAAGTCGATTGCCGATGCGGCGTCTTACGGGGAAGCGGCCACAGGCGGGAAGTTCGGGTTGATTCACGCCCGCCGGAAGCATCAGGCTCATCTGGATTTGGAGATGGATGTTTGCACGGCGTTTATGGCGGCCATGACTGAGCAGGATCTTTACCTGTACGGATCCGAGATCAGCCGTGATTTGCGGGCCCTGCTGAATTTTAAGGGTGAGGATGGCGAGGCGGGCCGGAGCCTGGAGGTGCTGTTGGGGCGGGATGCCGTGGGCAAGCTGATGGCCTGGGCGGATGCGTTTGACCGCGCCGGGGCGGAGAGTATCCGGGGGCACCTGGATATGAACCGCCTGATGAACCGGCTTTCCGGCGCGGCGGCGCGGGTGCTGCTGGCCGGGCGCGTGGGGACGCTGACCAAGCAGGTGACGACAGTGATTAACGCGATGTATGCTTCCGACGAGATTGGCCTTGCCGAGTGGCTGGGGGCCGCCCGCCGGTATCACGCCGGGAAGCTGGTGAAGCCTGTGCGCGAGATAGAGGCTCTGCCGGAGCTGGACAGCCGCGACAAGACGCGGTTCAGCGCTACGCTGGCTGCCATGGGGGCCGACGAGGCCGGGCGCCGGGTGTCCCGCCTGGAACGCTGGAACCGGGAGGGGATGGATTTGCTGGAGCGGGTGGATATGAAGGGGAATGCGATTTCCGCGGCTATTTTGTACGATGCGGTTTACCGGAAGATGAAGCGTGAGACGCCGGACGCTGCGGAGGCCGAGCTTGACGCGGCCGCCATGGCGGAGGTGCGGCGCTCCCTGTCCCGCAAGGGTCAGCCGATGACGCAGCTGCAGAAGTCCCTGGCCGCGCAGCACCGAACCTGGATGCAGGCGGGGATGTTGTTCCTGGGCGGCGAGTCAATCAATACGATGGGCAATGTGTTTTCCCTGGCCCGCAGCGGGCAATGGAGGAAGGCCGGGTTGATGTGGGTTTCTCACGGGATGGTGCTGGCCCTTCTGAATGGCCTGCTTAATTTCATGACCGATGACGAGAAACGCCGCCGGAAGCGGGAGTGGTGGCACGCCCTGTTTGATGTGGCGATGGGGCCCGTGATGGGGATTCCTGTATTAAGCGGGCTGGTTGGTGATGGTGCGAGGCAGATTGCGAAGCTGTGCGGGTATCATGCTTTTATGCCGGGGAATAATTTGCTGGTGCCGTTTTCTAATGCGGCGGATATCGGGAAGGCGTTTTCCAACGCCTGGAAGTTGTTTGACGGCAAGGAACGGCCCTGGGAGGATGACGCCCTTTCTTTCCACGAGCTTTTACGCACCGCAGCGGCGGGGACGGTGGCTTTTTCTCCACGGACAACCAAGGGGGGCGCCGCTGCTGTAGGAGCCGCCCTGACGATGGCGCTTCTGCTGAATGTAACGGAGTTTGCCCTTAAAACAGTCCGCAGCGTTCAGGAGAACGGTGCGGACTGGGATAAGTGGGTTGGGAAGTAGATACAAAAACTTGCCTGTCGAAAATAATCGTGGGAGTGATATTTCCCAAATAATTCATATGGAAAGAGTATTGGGAAAAGATATCATGCATTCTATTTATTGCTATAATATTAGTAATTAATCAGTTGGGAAAGAATTTGTTTTTATACTTTTCCCTGTTCCCAATTTTATTTCTGCAAATTTTGCTCCCATTTTTTTCATTCTCTCGTAATCCTCTTGTGGATAATATACAGAAACGTTAGAAAATGGTTCTAATTTAATAGGAAACGTCCCTCCATTAGAAATTCTGGCTTTCGCAGAAAAGTAATTTTGTTTATTATGCAATGGAAAATATACATTTTGAATGTAAACAGCATCTCTTCCTTTATTAATAATTTCTATACTTATATAATGCTTTGTGTATGGCCCCCAACATCCTATAGCAAATCTAAAATTTGCTTCAACTTTTAATTTATCACGGGAATATTGACGATATGCTACAAATACACTAACTATAGTTGCTATTATACTTAATATAAAGCTTACATCTTCTCTTAAAATAGTAAATTCCATTTATTTACTCCTCCACAGATTTTACAGTTATTGCCTCTGGGCGTAGCGCTGGCTATAAATGGGCTCCGTTTTTAATCAGTAAATTCACAATATCAGATTGCCTATGTCCATGCACTCTTAAATAAAATAAAGGTGTCCATCCTTTAATATTCTTAGTATTAACATCTGCTCCATAGTTAATCAGCAATTGAAGCATTTCTGAGTTATTAGATAACACTGCTTGCCATATTGGAGGGTATACACTCTTTGTTCCTTGATGTATATTCGCTCCATTTTCCAAAAGAATCTTAGCAACTTCCAAATGATTGCCTCCAGAAGCAGCTATAAGAGGAGTAGAATCTCCACATAAGGCATTTACATCAGCCCCTCTTGATATTAGTAACTTTGTTGTTTCTATAAAATGTTGTTCATTTTTTTTATTTGATGATATTGAAAAATATAATGCTGTCTCTCCTGTGTTGTATCTTGTCTCAATATTAGCCCCCTTATCTAATAACAATTTCACCATAGCAACATCACCATTATTTGCTGCTTCTAATAATGGGTTAAAATCGTATCTATGTTGGCGAACACTATTTATAGCTGCTCCTTTTTCAATCAAATCTTTTGCTTTCCCGACATCGGAAGATCTAACCGCTTCTTCCAACTGAATATTTAATTCAGCTTGTCTTTGTTGAGGAGATACACAAGAAACAATGCTCAATAAGCAAATAAATAGCACCACCTTTTTCATACTTTTTCTAACTATTTGTTTGATCCTCCACAAATTTTACAATTCACGCCGCTGGGTGTATCGCTGGCTCGCCCTTTGCAAGCCCGGTAGTACCGGCAGTTTTTGTTATGGGTCTTGCCCGTTGAGCTGATCCAGTACGCTTTTTCTTCCGCTGCCGGTTTGGTCGCCGGTTTCCGATGGTAGTGATATTCCCCTGTTTTGCGGTTGTAGTGACCGCCGTTGGCGTCCAAGCCGCCAGGGTGCGCCTCCGAGAATGAAGTGAGGGAAATAACAGCTAAAATGAGAGAGAATAGTTTCATACAAATTCATAATACCATGAAATAAAGAGAGTTGTAAATAATTTGCTTAACTCTTTCAAAAGCATTGTGAAAGGATTATTTCCAACATTTATTTACATTTTTTACCTGTAGTTTATCGTTGTTTGTTAGAGGGGGCCGTGGTATCGCCTTTTCCGTGAGGTTGCTGTTTTTCTTTTTGGCCAGCATTTGCATTTCTTATGGTGAAAGCTTTAGGGGCTTTGTCATCAATGTGATTAATGGCGATACAATTACTGTTTTGGAGAAGACGCCAGAACAAAAACAAACTTACAGAGTTCGTTTGAAGGGAGTTGATGCTCCTGAAAAAGGGCAGTATGGCTACAGTGGGGCTAAATATTTTTTGGAGAAGTTGATATGGGGTGAAATGGTCACGGTTCAATATTCGGGGCGTGACAAGAACGGAATTATTTTGGGGCTGGTATTGTATGGGGGTACGTTCGTGAATTATGAAATGGTCAAAGAGGGGTGGGCATGGTACGACAAAAAATATTTCGATAGCCAGGAGCTTGAGAGGTTGGAAGCTTCAGCGAAGAAGGAGCAGAAAGGATTATGGGCAGAGGAGAATGCGATTCCCCCTTGGGAATGGAGAAAAGGAGAGAGGGGTAAGGAGCCTTCCCAGGATAATAAAAAGATAGTTACTTATTGGATCAGCTCAACGGGAAAAACGCACCTTCCCGGATGTCGGTATTATGGTGTGGGGATGGGAGCATTTAATAATCTTGGAACGGCAGATTATTGCAGTCTGTGCTGGAAAATGCCCAAAGTGAAAGTCAGGAAGTCTGAACTGACTTATGATCCTTTTCCTGGTCCAGTAAAGACATCTTCTTCCCCTCGAAGATCATATTCGAGTCCCAGGCATAATTCCATTTATCATCATGTGTTTTCTCCAAGCACGAGTACAGATTCTAAAGGGCGCATTATTTACACGGGGCCGCGTGGAGGAAGGTATTACATTAACAAGAACGGGAATAAGACGTATATCAAAAGATAATTTTCATAAATAGAAAGGAAAATAGTATAATGAATCCTATGTCAATGCCTGTATATTTTCATCATGTTAATTTTATAAAAAGATCTTCTTTAGAAAAGGTACAATATATCTTATTTTACGTCACATGTGTATCACAGTTACGAAAAGATATGGTGCCTAAAATTTTGACCCAGCGAATCAATGATCAAATTGATATTTACAATGCAGATCATGGTTATTCAAAAAATAGTGGAAAATTTGTTAAAGAAGTTTTTGTGGATGATATTATTCAAGCATGTCAAGAAGGTTGTCAAAAAGGCATACTCCAAATTTCTACTTTTAAAGATATACGAGATAGAGATTCCTCACAAAGCAATTCTCCAGAAGAAATTCCTTACATGCTAAGCTACAGTACAGAGACAAAATTGGAAAATGAATTTAATAAATATTTTGATAAAATACAATCAAGGAATAAAAATTACTTTAATATTTTCTGGAAAATAATTATAATGATTGTTCTATTATGTTTAAGTATAGCCTATATTCTCGATATGAGAACTACTTACGACTTATCTTGGGAGGAATATACTGAAAGAATAAAATACTGCGATAAATCAAACGGAGAGCGTGGTTTGTATATCTTAAACTATATCACCAATGTCATAAAATTTAGAGAAGACATGACTGCAAGTGTTATTGCAAATCGAATAAATGATGTAAATTTAAATTATTTTAAAATGAAAGATTCTCCAAAAGCAGATGAAAAAGAAATAGAAAATTTTTTCCTTCGCACGAAATACGCTTACCCTTCTTTTGAGCGAATTGGAGCGTACACTATTTCTGCCGAGGGAGCAAAAAAAATAGCTGAAGAATTAACTTTGAACCCGCCCAAAGCAGTTAATTTAAAATGGATTATTTCAAATATGAGTCCAAGTACCTTTTTAGGATTCTTGGGATTGTTTGTTCCATTTTTCGCTGGTGGTTATGTGTTTGGTGGTTTTTTAGCTACTAAGAAATAATATTTCATCAATCAAGAAGGCAGGGGGGGACTTTATTGGAAATTTGCTACGACAGACGAAAAAATAGTTCATATTATTGTTCATTTTTTAGGGGCTCCATAGAGTGTGGAGATTCTTGGTTCATCTGTGGGAATGTCTGAAGGAAAGAAATATTATTCTCCTTATTCCGGGTAGGTAAAGTAACAAGAAAACTCCTGGCCCGGAGGCCAGGGACTGACAGGATGTGCGCCGGATGGCAAGCTTGATATCAATGAGCTCTTATTTCGTTACAGCAAGACATGTTGGGGCACAATGTTAGAGAGGTAGTTGAAGTTGCATGTCTTTGGGGAAGTAGATTACTGAGATGATAGACCAAGGGTTGATATTTAATTCAGGTTTACATATTAGTTTATTGTGATCCTGATTACGTGTACCTAAAATAAAATAAAGGTCTTTTGAGGGAATGAAGCTATTATACTTGTTAAGAGTCTTCTCCATTGCTTGTTCTCGGTCTGCGTTTTTTCGGCATTTTCGGTAAAGAGTGGACATTTCCCAGTCTAACACGCTTAGTTTCATTTCTGCGCCGTTAGCGTCTTTGAACTTGCAATGGAATGAGTAAGGCACTTTAGAGAAGTTAAGGTCACAAGGGGTGAGTTCATCATCAAAGGAGAACAAAATGCCCTGGGAGCGATGTTGTTGAATAATGCGCTTTTCTTCTACCGAAAATTCATCTCCCACAAATTCTCCAAAGAATTTTGTCACAAAAGAGGGCTTAAACAGGCAGAGAGAAAAGGTGTTCTCTCTGGCTCCTTTTAGGATTTCCTCACGTGTGGTGTAAACATGGATTTTGTCAGTTAACAGAATACGTTTTCTGGCAGACCACTTATTATCTGCTGATACAAGATCTTTTGGAATAATGCTGTCTTGATCTATTTTATGACTTTCCGGACGGTGGTCCTGCGGATTAGATGTGGGATCAATGGCGCACTCTATCCACTGATATTTTTGGTAGTCTTTTGTGGTAGACAGCATTCTTTTTCTAAGCGGATAGAGCCTGATCCACTTTCCCTCTTCCGTGATGCCAGCAGTACAAACCGTTTCAAGATATTGTTTTGAGAAACATGGTTCGGTTTGAGCCAGAATTAGAATGCGAGTAGTTGTTGACATGTGAGGGAAGATGGTGTGGTGAGATGGTTAAGTGAGCAGTTGAGCGTTTGTGCGATGCGTTCCGCGACAAGACGGCGATGGCATTGGTAGGGATTTGCTTCAAAGCAGGTGAGAGCTAGGCGCTCTCCTTGTTTTATGAGTGATGCAAGTTTATCTATGGATGGTTGTTGTTGTGGTAGATCAAAACGTTGATACGTGTTAAAGAGGTTGTCGTAATCATTTTGAGTGTTTAGTTCTGTTCTGCGGGATGAGGCAATACCGAATTCAGGGTAATGTCGATACTGTATTCCGATGGCGTGACAGAGGTCTGAGAGTTTATTTTTAGAGAAGCCTTTTTTATGACTGAATGGAACTCTGCGCACATCGCAGAGGATTGTTATGCCGTTTTCATAGAGGCGCATGAAGTATTCTTCCAAACTGATTCCTTCATAGCCGATTGTATAAAGTCGGGAAGAGGATGGAATGGGGGTGAGGTCGTTTATTTGCTGGATGATGTCCGGTCTGTCAGGAAGGATTTCTTCTGCGATGGTGCTACGGGTGGCATAGATGGGGTAGTTTATGTACATCTCTCGAACAATGTCTTCCTCCGTAAAGTTATGGTATTTACGAACAATGAGCTGAATGTGCAAAAAAGTAATTCTGTTGAGTTCCGGTATAAAGCTTATAGTGTCCTCCAATGCCCAACGTTTAGGGTCATCCTTCAGGAGCCCATGCTCAATGAGCTTTTCTTTTTCCAAGTGAGCTGAGAAGGAATAGCCGCCTTTGCGGTGAGGAAAGAAGTCAAAGGAAGGGGAATTTCCGGACAATATTTCACGGCGGCATAAGAAGAAGAGAAGTTTGTGGAATGTTAGTTCAGAAGCATCCCCTCCCCACGCGTTCAATAAGTGTATGAGCACTTTTTGTTTTTGAGTGAGGTTGATTTTCTTTTTTTTCACATTCATAGCGATTGCATGCTAGATGTTACCTTACTTTTAGTCAATATTAGCTATTAAGGAGAAATAGTGATGGACGCGTTGATTATACTTTCTCCCACCTGTCCAGGGTTTCTACGTATAGAGCGGAGATTTTGCCGCCGTCCATGGGTTCGATGTCTCCGAAGGCAGGATTGATGGGATGGAGGGTGTATTCCATTTTGCCGGTTTCCGGGTTTTTCCTGCGGACCAGTTTTTTGAGCGTCACGCCGCGTTCATCATGGTATTGAACAATGGTTCCGGGTTTGGGGATAGGGGGGATGGTGTATTTTTTCATGATGACTACGGAGCCGTCCGGAATGGAAGGTTCCATAGAGTGGCCGTTCACGCGCAGCAGGTATTCCCCTTTTTCCAGTTCACGGTATAGCCGGATGTCCTGCGGGATGGTGTCTCCATCCGCCAGGTTGCCGGCGGCAATGTTGCCGATGATTTGTCCCTGGGCTTCCAAGGGGGGGGCTGTGAATGTTTTTACCGGGGTAAACTGTTTGTGGACTGCTTCCGCTTTCCTTTTCTGATGTGCCTTGGCTGTGACTTGAAGGATATGGGAAACCATATCCTCTATAGTTTTTTTTGCTTCATCCGCCATGGCGCGGAGTTGCTTTTCAAAGTCTGGCGGAAGCTCAAACTCAATTTCTTCCTCCCCTGACATCAGTTTTTCAATGAGTTCCATTTTTTGAGGGACGATCGGCTTGCCAGCGGAAAGCCAGTTATCAACTGTTCGCTTACTGACTAGCGTTTTTTCAGCTAACCACGCGCGGTCTCTCCCTATCTTTTTGAGCCACGTTTTGATGTCTTCTGCATTAAGCATGTCAGCATTATGCACCAGAAGCGCATTAAGAGCAATAGAAATATTTATCATCGATACACCTAAAACGAAAAATAATATTGACTAGATTTCGTCTCTGGTGCATTTTAAGGCTATCAACAGAACGCAAGACGCGAATATGATCATCGACCTGAAAAAAGAAACGCAAGAAGTTCGGGAGTGGTTCCGGGATGCGCAGGCCGCTACAGGCTTGAGCGGCCGGGCTCTTGTTATCGGTGCCATCATGGATTTCCGCCAGAAGGCAAAAGAACGTACTCTCCAACCTCGAAAAAAGAACCCCGAACCCAAGAAGCCGGCAGCATGAGAGGAAACCTTTTACTGCACGCTCCTGATCTCGTGATCTCCATAAAGGTGCTTGATGGCCGGTGGAGTGAGCACGAAGGATTGGCAGTAGTGGCCTCCACTCGGAAATATGACGTCAGGGTGAAGAGCGACAAGCACTCCTTTGTCAATCAGCCTCCCTGTAACTGGGTTGTATGGGTCAAGGAATTGTTGGATAGTTCCCTTGTTCATATATCTGGAGATGATTTCCTGTTCGTTTTCAGTGAGGGTTTGGAGGGTTTGCTTCACACGTTCTTCTTTCGCTCGTTCCTGGGCCGCTTGGCGTTGACGCATCCTTTTCTTTTTCCGGAGCTCGAACATATATACCCCAGCGGTAAAAGCCCGCTTACTGATTACTACAACAAGGCTGCTGAAACTCACAAGAAAGGCGAACCCTATCATGTGGCCATACTGGTTGCGCCATTCATGAATGTGAAGCCATTGCGCCATTTGCTCGGGCAGCCAGAGGATAAGGGCGCATGCGCACATGATGATGGCTGTTGTTTCCTTTCGAGTTACGAGGTCGATCAACTGCGAAAGAAATTGGAATGGCTGCATGCACAGGAGAGTACCCGATAACCCTAACTATTTCAAACCTAACAATGATGATTATCGAATACGACAACGAAGATCGGTGCATCCGGGTGAATGGAGAATACGTCGCCATCCGGGAAGCGGAGGGCCTCATGGACGATTTGACGCTGGCGATTGACCAGTGGGAAGTGGACCACGCCGCGCAGTGCGACAACCCTGACGGCCATATCGACTGAACCATGGAAGAAGCCCTTATCGAAGAATTGAAGCTGCTCGGCTGGCACGAGCTTTAACTAATCGCCCGGCCCAGGTGGGGCCTGAAACCAAAACACAAATCGAAACGGAAAAGAGTAATACGGTCTGGCAGGCGCGGGGCGGCGTAAAGTCCCGTCCGGGCGGCCATTTTAATTAACCGAACATGAGCACGAATGAAAAAACGTTGAAGAGTCTGGCGGATGCCCTGGAAACCATAGCCAGGGTTCTTAAGGAGGCTGCTTCTTCTCCTGTTCCTTCCTCCCCGGAGGCGGCGAGCGTGGGATTGCCTGATTCCGACGAGGCGCAGGCGATTGCCGCCTTCCGTGGCAAGGTAGTTGTCACTCTGGATGACGTGAGGTTCATGACGGGCTGGGGAAGAGAGCGTATTCTTGCCCTTGTCCAGGACGGCAGCATTCAGGCATTGCCCGGAACAGGAAGCGCCGGATGCCCCTATGAGTTCCCTGCCCTGTCTGTATGGCGCTATATCCATCAGCAGGATCATGCACAGAAGCCTCAAGTGAATGGAGTGGATATGAATATTCTTCCCCCGCGCAGAAGACGAAAGGGGGCTGCGGCATGAAGAGTTTTTTCAAATTTCTGGGAGCCTGCTCCTTTGGTTTTTCCGCTGTAAGTCTGTTCTGGCTGGCGGTGGAGCTGGATAACGCCGAGCTGCAGGCCGGCAAGAGTCCGCATTCCGGGTTTTGCCCGGAGTCTCCCTCCCCCATGAAAGCTTTTGACGGTTTGGAAAAACCGTCCCGCCCTCACGGTATGAGGAAACAATGAGTTGGCCGGGGACGGCGGCAACCGAACCCCGGCCTGTTACCAAAACCCAAGCATGAGTAATAATAACATGAATACCAATACTACAAACGAACTTACCAATCAAGCGCCGGGCAATCCGTTTGCCGTTCAGGCTTCCGCAGGTGGCGGGGCCCTGGCTGCCATGACGAGCAATGCAGCCGTTACTTCCGTGCTGGCCTCCATTTGGATTGCCAAGCAGTTTCCGCGCGACTTGGCCGAAGTGACGGCCCGCATGAACCAGGCTTGTTCCCGGCTGACGCTGGCGCAGTCCGCCACGTATGCTTTTCCCCGCGGGGGAACGACGGTGGAGGGACCCAGCATCCGGCTGGCGGAGGCGCTGATCGGGGCCTGGGGGAATGCGGAGGCCGGATGGAAGGAGGTTGCCCGGCACTGGGATCCAAAGGGAGCGGACGGCAAGGGCTGCATGGTTTCCGAGTGCGTGGCGTTTTGCTTTGACAAGGAGACCAACGTACGCCGCGAGATTGCCTTTACTGTGAATCATACCCGTGACAAGAACGAGTATGAGGGCGGTAAGAAGGTAATGAAACGTGTTGCCCTGGAGAGCGAACGGGACGTGTACGAGCTGTGCGCGAACATGGCTTCCCGCCGAATCCGCGCCTGTATTCTCCAGGTACTCCCCGGCTGGCTGACGGAAGAGGCCCTGGCGGCAACTAAGAAGACGCTGGAGAATGGAGATTCCCGCCCCCTGGCTGACATGATTCGCTCTATGGAGGCGAAGTTTCTGGAGTACGGCGTTTCCCGTGCCCAACTGGAAGCCAACCTGGGGCACAAGCTGGAAGAGACCACCAGGCCGGAGGTGGTGAAGCTGGGGAAGGTGTACAACAGCATTGCCGACGGGATGGTGCGGGTGAAGGACGTGTTCCCGGATGACGACCAATCCGCCAGGGAGCCCGCCCTGCCGAAGACGGACCCCAGGACAACGCAAGCCCCGCCGCCTGTGGCTACGCCGGCGCCGCAAGACGGCATTCCTGGCCTGGATGTGCCGGAGGATATGCCCTCCTTTGGTTCTTTTGATCATTAACCCCTAACCTGTTGACGACGATGGACGCAATGGAAATGGTCAAAGACGAACGGCAGGGACGGCCCAGCGCGAGCGGGATGCAGCGGCTTTTCCTCTGCCCCGGGTCCTGGCAGGCGGAGAAGAAGTGCCCCGTGGATGAAGAGAGCGAAGACGCCGCCCTGGGAACCATGCTGCACGCCTGCATGGAACATGGAACGACGCCGGAAAATCCGGAGGATGCCGAAGCCGTGGCCTGGTGCCGCGAGATGGAAGATTTTCTGTGCAAAAAATACCTAGGAAGTACGGATGTCAGCCGTTATCGGGAACTCAGGTTGTTTGAGCGCGGCGACCGTCTGTTCTCCGGCAAGCCGGATTTGGTTGCCGTGGGAGTACGCAAGGCTTTCGTGGTTGATTACAAGTTCGGCCGTCTCCCCGTGGCGGCTGCCGAGTGCAATTTGCAGTTGAGCGCCCTGGCCGTGCTGGTGATGGATATGTTTGAGGAGGGAGCTGTGGACGAGGTGTTTGTGTGCATTTTGCAGCCTTACGCGAGCCGGAAGGAGCCTGCCGTATGCCGGTACACCCGCGAGAGCGTGGAGCAGGCGCGGGCGTTTTTCCGGGCCTGCATTGAGCAGGCACAGGATGAGCACGCCCCGTTGAAGCCCAGCGAGAAAGCTTGCCGGTATTGCCGGGCCCAGTCTTCCTGCCCGGCGGTGAAGCTGGCTTTGGTGCAGGTGACGTCCGGGGATTTGACGGCAGCCTGGGAGGAATGGTCTCCCGAAAAACGGAGGGAAGCCTACGATCTTGCCAAACTGGCGAAGCGGTGGGCGGCTTCCGTGGAGTCCAGGGTGAAGGCAGATTTGAAAGCCGAGGTGGAGATTCCCGGTCTGGTTCTGGCTCCCGGCAAGAAGGCGTTTACGATTACGGATGCCGCTGCGGCCTTTCAAATCCTCAACGGCTTATTCCCGGACGGCATCACGGCGGCTGCGTTCACAGGCTGCTGCAAGGTAGGGATTACCGACCTTGACAAGCTGGTGCATGGCGTGCGCAAGGCTGCGGATGCCGGCGCCAAGGTGGCCGAGTCCAAGAACTGGCTGCGGAAGACGCTGGCCGGATGCGCGGAAGTGAAGGTTTCTGACGGATCCGTGAAGGAAGTGGAAGGAGGTGCGGCATGATGACCACATTGACCATTACCTTGCCCCATACGCCGCGGGAACTCTCGCCTAACGCCAAGACTCCCCTCACGCAGAGGGGGGCCATTGTGGCAAACAAGAAGAAGGTGTCTGCCAAACAACGTGCCCGGACGATGGCGTGGGCAATCACTTGGGAAGCCCTGAAGGGGCAGAAGTTTGTACCCACTCACTACCGGGTAATCTGGTATTTCAAGGGAGACCCGCCCGATGATGATAATGTCCTGACGCGCTGTAAATATTATAAGGACGGGGCGTGCAAGGCCATGAAGATTGACGACGGCCCCCTGCGTTGCCTGGGGATTGACCGCGTGCATGATCTTACCCGCGCCGGACAGGTGGAAATCGTGTTTGAAAGGAGGGACGATGAAAACGCCTAAATGCCCTATTTGCGGTGTACCGTTGAAACCCATTCGAGGATATGATGTCCATGGAATAACAACCGACTGGGTTGCTGGTTGCTACAATTGTTTCTTCCAGAGTTCCCATTTTTGGAAAACCAAGAAGGCATGTATTGAAGATATGGATAGGCTTGTTTCCCTGTTCCCACCCATCATGAGGGTCTGGCCGGGGGACAAGTTGCAAGTAGAGGATGGAAGCATTTGTGAAGTGATAAACGTTAATAAAAATCTAGCAATGATGGACGTGAGGAGAGGTGAAGGAAGACCAGTATTCACGATTGCAGATAATCATGTCATTAGATGGCCCTGGGAACTCGATCAGAAAGGAGGGAGCAATGATTAACATCCTCTTATCCGTCAGTCGACCTTATTCAAGATATATTCTTAATGACGAAAAACACGACGAGGTAAGAAAAACAGCACCCTTGAAATTTAAGAGAGGGAATACAACCATTTATTTATATGAAAGCGGAAAAAACGGAAATCATGCCATTATAGGAAAATGTGAAATGTACGGAGCCTCTTTAGTTACAGAATCGAGAGGTGAAAACGCTATTCGCATTTTGGCCGCGCAGGCAACGGTAGGATTTGCGGAACTTGTAAATTATTTGCCCTGTTGGGATTGGGGAATAGGAGCGCCCGAACTGTTTTTGAATGCCGTGCCCCTCTCTGCCATTGGCCTGACCCGTCCGCCGCAGAGCTGGCAGTATATCACTGACGAGCAAGCGGCGATACTGGAAAGGAGGGGAGAATGAAATACCTCTCCGTCTGCTCCGGAATTGAGGCCGCATCCGTGGCATGGGAATCCCTGGGATGGAACCCCGTCGCCTTTTCCGAAATTGAACCTTTTCCGTCCGCCGTCCTCGCCGAGCGGTTCCCGGACGTGCCCAACCTCGGCGATATGACCAAATACCATGAATGGAACATACCAGCAATTGACCTTATGGTCGGAGGAACCCCCTGCCAGGCGTTCAGCGTCGCCGGAAAGCGCGGCAGCCTCGGAGATGACCGGGGAAACCTCTGCCTCACTTTCTGCCGCATGGCTGACTACTTTGCCCCTAAATGGGTCTTGTGGGAAAATGTCCCCGGAGTCTTATCTACGCCGGATAATGCGTTTGGATGCTTCTTGGGCGCTCTTTGCGGAGCTGACGCCCCCGTCATCCCTCCAGGGGGAGGGAGGAAGCACCCCAATAGCGGTGTGGTGGCCGGACCCAAAAGAACCGTGGCGTGGAGGGTGCTTGACGCCCAATGGCACCGAGTGCCCCAACGAAGAAAACGTGTGTTTGTCCTGGCTGTGGCAGGTGCTGGAAACTGGGCCTGTGCCGACGCGCTATTACCTGTCGGCGAACGCGTGCCGGGGGATCTTGAGGCGTGCCGAAAGGCGTGGAAAGAAGCTGCCGGAGATGCTGGAAGCCGCTTTGAGGGCTCGCATTGGGATGGGGGACGAGTCCACCCCACCTTGTTCGCCCACAAGTCAGGAGTCGGATTGAGCGACCAGGAGATTTTCAGTCAGCGCGGGGCGTACCTGGTGCCTGATGTGGCGCCGTGCGTTACGGCTCATTGGGCGAAGGGTACGGGAGGCCCGGCAAGGGATGAGTGTCAAAATCTGGTGGTGTTTGAAAACCACGCCCAGGATTCACGGGTACGTGAAATGGGGGATGTCTGCTCCACCGTGTCGGCCAAGTACGGTACAGGAGGCGGCAATACGCCGATTGTGGTTTTTACCCAAAACGACTACGGGAGGGACGCCTGTGTTGATGTAGCTCCGACATTGCGGAGCGGTCACGGCGGAGGAGCCGTCAATCAATGCGTGTGTCTCCCTGTGGATATACGCAACGCCATACGGCAGAGCGACAATGACGTGACCGGAAAAGGCTGGGGGGATGTGGGAGATCCCATGTACACCCTGATGGCCGGCGGGAAGATTCCGGGAGTGTGCTTTGGTCTTTATGAAAACCAGAGGGCGGAAATGAGGCTCTACGAAGATGTTCAGCCCACAGTCTCATGCGGAGGGGGAAAGGCTGGTCAAGGAAATAACATGGTGTTGCAGTATAATCCAGTTTATCACTACATTGTGCGCCGCCTGACCCCGCGGGAGTGCGAGCGTTTGCAGGGTTTCCCGGATGACTGGACATTGATTCCGTGGAGGGGCAAATCTGCCGAGGATTGCCCGGACAGCCACCGCTATAAAGCTACGGGAAACAGCATGGCCGTGCCGGTCATGTGGTATATCGGCAGGAGAATTCAGATTGTGGAAAGGAGGATAGCTGCATGAACACGAGAGCCCCCCGTAAAAGGGCTCTGGCCCGATACCTTGGAGGCAAAAACCGCATTGCCCCCTGGATTATCAGCTTTTTTCCGGCTCATAAAATCTACGTTGAACTGTTCGGAGGTTCCGCCGCCGTTCTCCTGAATAAGCAGCCCGCCTGGATGGAGGTCTATAACGACCTTTATGACCGGGTGGTGAATTTCTTCGAGGTGTTGAGAGATCCGGAAAAATCCGAACGGCTGGCCAGCCTGTTGGAATTGACGCCCTACGCCCAAACCGCCTATGCCCGGTCATTTGAGATTGCGGAAGATCCTGTTGAAGATGCTCTCCGCTTTGCCGTCAATAGTATGATGAGCTACGGCGGGGGAATCCACAAACCAGGTTTCAAGCGCAATGGCTTACTTCGCACAACACCCTATCCGCAGACATGGCGGGAATATCCCGACGTAGTGCGGGAATGCGCGGCGGAACTCCGGCGCCGGAACATTGAGATCAACAACATGGACGCCCTGCAGGTCATGTCCCGGTACGATACGCCGGACACTCTGCATTACGTTGACCCGCCCTATGTGCAGTCCACACGGGGCAATCGCGTAAGATACGCGCACGAGTACGATCAACAAGACCATGAGCGGCTTCTTGTCTTTTTGAAGACCTTGAAAGGCAAGGTTGTTCTGTCTGGTTATGATTCCGACCTTTATTCCAGGCATCTTTCCGGCTGGCGGAAGGAGTGCAAGGTTTCCCACGACACGCAGGGCGGCAAGAAGATTGAATGCCTGTGGATGAACTACAACCCACAACTGATGCTTTTTTGATATGCCAACACGATTGATCAGAGATGCTATTTTGACATCAGGGCGCGTCGCCTCCCTTTCGTGGGAGGCCGAGGTGTTCTACCGACGCCTGATGTCTGTGGCAGACGATTACGGCCTTTATGACGCCAGGACGCCCATTCTCCGTTCTGCGCTGTATCCTCTCCAACTCGACAAGATGAGCGAGTGCAATATTCAACGCTGCCTCTCCGCGTGTGAGGCCGCGGGGCTTATTCTGCTTTATTCTCACAATGAGAAGCCATACTTGATGATTCTGGGGTTCGACCAGCAGGGGAAGTCCATGCCCAAATGGCCGCTTCCGAACGGTTACGAAGTGCTGAAAGTTTCCGACAAGAAGTACGAACTGCGGAAATTCGTAACAGGTCGTAACGATTCGCCTCAACCCGTTACTTATGCGAATGCGTATTCGGATACGAAGACGGATGCGGATGCGGATGCGAAGAAGTTGCCTGTAAGCCGAGGCATAGAGCAATTCCCGTGGAGCGCGGAGGATGTGCGGTTTTTCATGGCGGCCCAGCTTATGGCTCCCAAGGGGGATGATTTGAGACGGTGCGCAGAGTCGTTTTTTGATGATTTTTCTGCCCGCGGATGGAGGGATAGCAAGGGGATTCCTCTTGCCGACTGGAAGCCTGCAGCCCGGAAGTATGCCCGTTCCTGGGCTACCAACAACGCGCAGCGGGGGCAGCAAGGCGCGTCTGGACGGAATGACGCCAACGCGGGAAGGAGGTACGAATGATGGATGATATTCAACGTTTGGCCGGGCAGGTTTCCGCGGTGCCTTCCCAGGACGGGATTGTCCGCAGTTATAAGCCGGTACGGTATGATATGGGCGGGTTTGACGAGTCCGTTCATCCGGAGGTTCAGGCCATGCACCGGGAAGTTCAGTGGTTTATTAACGATGTGGTGAATAAGGTTCGCCCGCGCCGCTGGCTGTCCCTGCTGGGGGCTTCCGGGGTGGGTAAGACACATTTGGCCGAGGCTGCCAGGGATGCGCTGACCGAAGTACGCCCCACGCTGCCCATTCAGTTTTGGAAGTGGCAGAAGGTGGTTTCCATGCTTCGTTCCGGGGATTGGGCGTTTATTGAATATTTGGTTAAAGAGGTGTACGTGCTGATTTTGGATGATATTGGCGCGGAGAATTCTTCCCCGGCTATTCTTTCCGCTCTTAACCGTGTGGTTGACGGGCGGCTGGGGAAATGGACGATGCTCACGTCCAATTTGTTGCCGAAGCATATCGGGGAGCAGTTGGATGCACGTATCGCGTCACGGCTTTACCGCGGCAATAATGTGGTGTGCCAGGTTAAGGACGCTCCGGATTATTGCTTTGAACGGTATATGAGAAGGGAGGAGGGGAGATGAAGCAGTCGGAGTTAAAATTGATGTCTATCATGTCTGCTGCTTTTTCACGGCTGAAAATGTCTCCGGTTCAGATAGCCATTCTTTCCTGTATCGGTCTTAATCCCGGCATTCGGTTCGGAGAAATTGCCAACCGCGTTTCCGTATCTTCCAGCCGTCTGTGCTTTCACTTGAATACCCTTTGCGGTGCAGGAGACGTTTCTACCTCCCAATATGGCGGCAGATTCAAAAAAGGTTATTTCCTCACGGCACAAGGGCGTAAACGATTGGAAGACGCGATCACACGAACGATGAAAGACCATGCCTAAGAGAGATAAAACATCTATTGCCACAGAGAAGAAGAAGGAATTTGCCAGGCTCTTGGTTGAGTCAAAATTGTCCAAAGCGGACGCATACCGTAAAGCTTACAAGCGCAAGGACATGAGTAATGACGCGGCCAGTAAGGCGGCTTCTCGTTTGTCCAAAGATGGCGAAGTTTTGCGAATGATTGATGAATTGAATGCCCAGTTGGACAGATCAGCGATTGCCACCAAGCAGGAATGCCTTGAGTTTCTTACTGCTGTATTGCGTACACCGATTGGAGAAGTAGGAGAAGATTCTCCTTTATGCCAGGAGGTTGCCTATACAGATTCAGGGATGCGCAAGAAGATGCCCGGCAAGATTGAGGCGGTGAGGGAGCTTTCCAAGCTGGCCGGTTACAATGAGCCGGAACCGGTAGATGTTCCCGGCCTGTCGCAGATTGCCGCGGTGCTTGCCGGAACGCAACAGGAGCATCTTGTACATCCTGATAATGGTAAAGCCGCTCCGATTGAGTTTGACGGGATAGCTGCCGCACCGGAAGAAAAAGAACACCGCCCAGGGTTAATGGACGGCGTGAAGGATGAACCGTTGGTTTAAACAGGTTTTTCACCAATCTAACCATGTAGATTTAGTCAAGTTACGGTTGTATTCATCCTTCAGCTTTTTGTTGTAATGATGGTACATGATTCGATGCGCTTTCAACGGAGGCGAGCTTTCTCCTACTTCCGCCGTCCGGGCGGATTTAGATAATTTTCACCGTGGGGCTTCCAGGATTGAGAATCTGGACCTGGGCCAGATGGGCGGCGTTTCCCGGCGCCGCGGGTTCCGGCGCGTGGCTGCCGCTTTGGAGGGTTCCGTGATTTTGCCTTATGTTTATTCCACCAATGACCGTTTTCTTGTGGAGGTGTCCCCTTCCCTGTTGCGCGTGTTGTCCGCCGAGGGGGATGTGGTTGCCTCCCTGCCTTCCGTATGGAGCCAGGACGATGTTTCCTCCTTGCGCCACAAACAGGTGAACAGCATGTTGTTTCTGGCCTGCCCCACGCATGAGCTGATGGTGCTGAAACGGGATGACGAGGGCGCGTTTTCCCTGGCTCCCTATGAGTTTAAGGCCCGCCCCTGGCGGTATGAGGAGTTCCGGGATTTTCCGGTGCGCCTGACGTTGGATGAGGGGTGTTACAGGGTGTCTTTCGGGGATCATGCGTCCGATCCGGATGCGGCGGTTAACGAGGGGGATGTGATGCGCGTCCAGGTGACGGTGCCCCAGCAGACCGGGTTCAGCACGGGGGCCGTGGTTCGCCAGGGTTGGGTGATTGCCAAAGCGTTTACGGCAGCCAGCACTTTCACGGCTGGGAAAAAGCTCTGCCTCAATGAGGGGAGTTATTGGTCCTGGTGGACGTGCGACAGGGATTTTAACGGGGCGGCGGATTTTGTGGACGGCCTGACGTCTCCGGCGGATTATCCGGAGCATTTTCATAAGGGTGTGATTTGCCATTCCAATACGATTACCTGCAAGGGGACCTGGACGTTTTATTGTTATAAGGAGTGGTACGGCACGTATGCCGTGGAGCGGCGTTTTCCGAATGAGGATTGGCAGCTGCTTGGTACGTCCAATTCCCCGGTGGGGGCCGCTTCCAATTTGCAGCTGACCGGGGACGAGGCGGGGGAGGAGTGTTATTTACGCCTGATGTTGTATGAGTCCCAGCTTTCCAACGGTTCCGATCCCAGCCAGGGGTTTCCGGCTGATTCCTGCGGGAATAAGCTGGTGGTGGATGCTTATAAGAAGGATGTGGTGCTGCGGCTGCATTCCCTGTCTACCAGCGACGTGCGCAAGTTGACGCTGCCTTTGGGGAGTGATTTTTGCGATTTTTTCGAGAAGAAGGGGCTGCCGGTTTTTTCCGCATTGTTGGTTGATGGGGCCAAGGTGGACGGCGGGTTTGAGGTGTCCAGGGAGGGACGGACGATGACGGTGAAGCCCGATGGGTTGACGACGGATGATGTCGGCGCCGGGAGCATGGTGCGCCTGGAATGGGAGCAGGCAGAGGTGAGTTTGGACCGGTTTGCAGAGGGGTCGATTGAGATGTATCGATTTTTTCTGCCAGCGGGTACAGTCGTGTCGATGCAGGGGTTTGTCTGCGTTTATGCCGGACAGACGATTCGGCTGAATTCGACGTTGAATGTGTGTTCTTTTTGCGAGGGTAATGGCGGTTCTTATTCGTTGATGCCTGTGTTTTCCACGATGGAGAAGGCGTCTTTTACGGTGCTGGAGGATGGGGTTTATGTGGTGAGGATGGAGACCTGGACCGGAGGTTCCGTCAGTCAACGGGCCAGAGCGCAGCTGGAGGTGCCGCCCTGTACGGCGTGGATGGAGGCAGAGGTGGCCGAGGTGACGGCTTCCGCGGAGTATTCCCTTTGGGATAATGTGTCCGCGGTTCCGGAGGGGGTACCTCCGTCCGGGGAGTCGTTGATGTGGAGTTTCGCGGCGTTCCGGGGGGTGTACGGGTTTCCTTCCCTGGTGGATGTGTTTCAGCAGCGCCTGGTGCTGGCTGCTACGCAGGCCCAGCCGCAGACGGTGTGGTTGAGCAAGACGGATGACCTCAACAGTTTCGAGGTGGGGAAGCAGGATGATTCCGCGCTGGCTTTGACGTTGAGCACCACAACGCAGCACAGGATTTGCTGGCTGATGGCACAGAGTTCCCGGCTGCTGCTGGGAACGGCGGACGCGGAGTGGGCGGTGTCCGGTGGCCAGGGGGTGATGACTTACGCCAATGCGCGGGCGGATAATCACGGGTTTGTGGGTTCTTCTGATGTGCCGGCCCTGATGGCGACCGATAAGGTGCTGTATGTGGAGAGGGGCGGCGGAAGGGTGTATCAGTACGGGTATGATTACGAGAGCGACGGGTTTGTGTCCCGCGATTTGACGGTGTTTGCCGATCATGTGCTGGCCGACGGCGGTGGGTGCCGGGGTGTTGCTTTTGTGCGCAAGCCGGAGCCGCGGGCGGTGTTTGTACGCCGGGACGGGGCACTGGCGCTGATGACTTATAATAGCATGCACCAGGTGCATGCCTGGCACCGGTACACGACAGAAGGAGTGTTCGAGGGGGTAGCCGTTTTGCCCAATGGGGATCAGGCGGATTTGCTGTTTGCCCTGGTGGAGCGGGAGGATGGACGGTTTATTGAGGTGCTGGCGCCGGGTAATGAGTTTCAGGATCCAGGAGGTAGGGATTTTGTGTCTGTGTTAGAGACTAACGCCCTGATTTCTCTTGAAGCTGCTGGACGCCGCCAGCATAGCGGCGGAGTGATGTTTTTCTTTGGCTCTGATGCACTGGTAGATGGAGTTGAGGTAAACATCGACGGAACCCGCTGGGATGTACTGGACCGTTCCCCGTCTTCGTTTTTAACAAGGGGATGGCATTCTCTAGTTTCTGATGGATGCTGGAATTACGATTCCATGGTGGGCATCCGCGTTTCCGGCAACCGCGATTTCAATTTATTAGCTATTCAGGCATAATGGATAATAATATAGAGATTCTAAAAGAACGACTTTCCGAACGCGTGTGGAGGTTAAATCACCTTTACTGGATTATCAATAAAGAGGGCAAGATGCAAAGGTTCCAGTTGAATTGGGCCCAGCGGCGGCTGCATGAGCAGTTATGGTACAGGAATGATATTCTGAAAGCGCGCCAGCTGGGAATTTCCACGTATGTGGCCATGCTGATGCTGGACATGTGCCTGTTCCGATCCAATTTCCATTGCGGCATCATTGATAAGACTTTGGTGGATGGGACTGGCAAGATTGGCAAAATTGAGTTGGCTTACAGGAGTTTGGATTATGTACCGGATGCTCCCACAGAAGAAGACGTTGCCTTGGCCGAATTAGGACGCCTCATTAAAGGGGAGATTCAAGCCAGACCTTCCCAAACGACGGTGTCTTTTTCCAATGGGAGTAAAATTACAGCCGGCACATCTCTCCGTGGCGGCACATTTCAGTTTTTGCATGTCTCGGAACTTGGACACGTCGCGGCCCACGCCCCTCTGCGGGCCCGCGAGATTGTGACAGGGGCCATGAATGCCGTTTCCAAAGATGGAGTGATTGTTCGGGAATCCACCCATGAGGGAGGAAAGTTTGGCCTGAATTACGAGATGACCAAGACGTCCATGGAAATGGTCGGCAAACATCTTTCTTCCCTGGATTGGAAGTTTTTTTTCTTCCCCTGGTGGAAAAATCCGGAGTATTTCCTTGAGGCTGATGATGAACAGGGAGGCGGTTTCCCGGAGGATTTGCAAAAGTATTTCGAGGATTTGAGGTTAAGGTGCGGTATTTCCCTGAATGATGCCCAAAAGCGTTGGTACGCCTCCCAATACAAGACATTTGGAGGATTGGTCCGTCAGGAATATCCTTCTACACCGGAAGAGGCGTTTCAGTCATTGGTGGAAGGGTCTATTTATGGCTCATACATTGATATGTTGAGATCCAAAGGGAGGTTGTGCGGAGAATTTGAAAAGGACGACCTGGCTCCCTATTACGTGTCCTGGGATATTGGCATGGCTGATTATATGGTTCTCTGGCTCTGGCAGGTGAGGGGAGACGGCAAGTTTTACGTGATGGATTGCTTGCAGGCCAATGAAAAGCCCTTGGAGTGGTATATCAATTTCATCCGAACGAAGTGGGAAGTGATGTTTGGACCCATTTACAAACATCTGGTTCCCCACGACGCAGGGAGGAGAGATCCCCACGGGATTACCTTTGACGTGTATTTGAGGCGAGCAGGGTTCAATGTGTCCGTAGTGCCGCGCATTTCCGATGTGTGGAATGGTATTTTTGCAGTACGGCGCCTCCTGAATCATTGCATTTTTCATGAGCGATGCTCCCGGCCCCTGAAAATTGACGGAGTGGAATATATGTCTGGCGTAAATGCCCTGGAGAATTATCAGAAGGCCCCGGCAGGAGCACATGGTGTTGAACGGGATACCCCCCTGCATAATAGATGTTCTCACGCAGCGGACGCCTTTAGGACATTTGCGGAAGCTTATGAAAATGGCCTTGTTGGAGCAGTTGGAGCCGTTGCCATGCCTGCCCAAGCGGTAGAATCACGCCAGACACGAGGACTTGCCATAGGCGCGGATGCACTCTTTTTCTAAACTCCACCGAAAAGCCACACGTCAGCCACACGCCACAAGTACTAAACAAATATAATTTAGATGTATATACAATTTCAAAAACATTGAAATTACAATGATATAATAAAATGCTTTAGTTTACCTTAATGATAAAATCTGCCTTGTAAGCGGACGGTCGTCAGTTCAAATCTGACAAGCGGCTCCATCATAACC